GGGGGGCTGATGCCGTACCCGGAGAAGCGGACGGTGATCGTGAATACGCGGACTGAGCGGGCGTTCCGCGGGGTGTTGTGGCGGAAGGCGTGGGGGTATCTGGTGCTGCGGAATGCGGAGCTGCTGAAGGTGCGCGGGGAGACGGTGCCGATGGATGGCGAGGTGGTTATCGACCGGGCGAACGTGGATTTCATTCAGGTGGTGGGATAGGAGCGGGGTATGGTCGTGGTACAGAGTAACGTGTCGCTGGTGGATATGCCGGCAGGCTGGTGGCCGATGCAGGCAGGCTCCGGCGTGCGTCTCTACGATCAGTATACCTACGACTACGCCACGCTGTACCGGACGCAGCCGAACGTGCGGGTGTGTGTGGACTTTCTGGCGCGGAACATCGCGCAGTTGGGGTTACACGTGTTCCGGCGGGTGAGCGAGACGGATCGGGTGCGCTTGCGGGATCACGGGCTGGCGAAGTTGCTCGGGATGCCGCTGCCGGCGGAGTTCAAGGTGACGCGCTATCGGCTGATCGAGAGCTTGATGGCGGACATGGGGATCTATTTCAACGCGTACTGGCTCAAGGTGATGCAGGTAGAAGGCCAGGGGGTCACGGGGCTGCTGCGGCTGCCCCCACCCTACGTGGTCACGAAGGGTGGGTTGTGGCCGACCGGGTATGAGGTGTCGCTCGGTGGGCAGGTGCTGAAGTTTGGGCCGAACGAGATCGTGCATTTCCGCGGGTACAACGCGGATAGCCCGCTGGTGGGGCTGAGCCCACTGGAGACGCTGCGGCGGGTGTTGGCGGAGGAGCACGCGGCGGGGGACTATCGGGAGCATTTCTGGCAACACGCGGCGCGGATGTACGGCGTGATCGAGCGGCCGGCGGATGCACCGGAGTGGAGCCTGCCGGCGCGGGAGCGGTTCAAGCAGGAGTTCGAGGCGCTGTATGCAGGCGGGGAGAACTCGGGGCGGACGGCGATCCTCGAGGAGGGGATGAGCTGGAAGCAGGTGGAGTTCAACGCGCAGGAATCGGAGTATCTCGCGGGCAGGAAGCTGACGCGGGAGGAATGCGCCAGGGCGTATCACATCCCGCTGCCGATGGTGGGGATCCTGGATCACGCGACGTTCAGCAACATTCGGGAGCAGCATAAGAACCTGTACCAGGACAGCCTGGGGCCGTGGCTGGCGTCGTTCGAGGACGACATTGTGCTGCAGTTGCTGCCGGACTTCCCGGACACGGATGGGGTGTACGTGGAGTTCAACATCGCGGAGAAGCTGCAGGGGGCGTTCGAGGAGCAGGTCACGGCGATGCAGAGCGCGGTGGGGCGGCCGTGGATGACGCCGGACGAGGCCCGGGCGCGGTTCAATATGCCGTCGATGGGCGGGGATGCTGAGCAGCTCGTGACGCCGCTGAATGTGCTCGTGGGGGGGCAGGCGAGCCCGCAGGACAGCGCGCCTCCGAAGTTCGGCCTGGGATACCGGAAGGCGGAGGGGAACCCCCTCCCCAGCCCTCCCCCGATGGGGGAGGGAGAGCAGAAGGCACAGACGGCGCTGCGGGAGCGGTTTGAGCGGAAGTGGTCGGAGATGTTGAGCCGGCATTATCGACGGCAGCAGGCTGCGCTGGCAAGCGCGGCCGGCGGGAAGGCGCTGTTGAGCGATGGGCAGTGGTACGACCAGGAGCGCTGGGATCGGGAGCTGGGTACGGATCTGTTGAAACTGGGGCTGCTGACGGCAGCGGCCTGGGCGGCGATCGTGAAGGCGAAGCTGGGGCTGGAGTATGACGAGAGCGCGTTCGAGGCGGCGATGCTGCCGTGGCTGGAGGAGCACAGCCGGACGCAGGCAAGTTATCTGAACGACTATACGCGCCGGGAGATGGATCTGGCGCTTGCGGATCCGAAGTATGGGACGCCGGGAGATGCGCTGAAGGCGGTGTTCGCGGCGGCCCTGGGGGTGTGGGTGGCGCGGCAGGCGTCAAGCGCGGTGACGACGCTGGCGAACTTCGGGACGCTGGAGTCGGCGCGGGCCGGGGGCTTGCGGACGAAGACGTGGCGCACGGGGAAGAATCCCCGGGACAGCCACGCGGCTATGGATGGGGTGACGGTGGGGATCCGAGAGACGTTCCCGAATGGGCTGCGGTGGCCGGGGGATCCGCGCGGATCGGCAGACGAGAACGCAGGGTGTAACTGCGATATGACGTACGGATAGGGACTGGCGACTAGGGACGGAGCAGAGCGGAGCGGGCGGGTCGCCCGCGGTCCAGTGGAGGGAGGGGAGATGGAGACGAAGACTTATCGGGCAGCGGTGGAGTTCAAGGGGGATGGGGAGACGGGGGAGTTCGAGGCGGTGTTCGCGACGCTGGGCGTGATCGATCACGATGGGGACGTGACGGTGCCGGGGGCGTTTGGCGAGCAGCGCGTGTTGGTCGAGCCGTGGAACCACAACTATCAGGCCCCTCCGGTCGGGAAGGGGGTGATCCAGGAGCGCGGGAACGAGGCGATCGTCGTGGGGCACTTCTTCACGGACACGGCTGCGGGTCTGGAGCACTATCGGGTCGCGAAGCGCCTGGGCGACATGCAGGAATGGTCGTACACGTTCCGGGTCCTGGATGCCGAACCGGGGATGGTCGACGGACAGCCGGTGCGGATGCTGAAGCGGATGGACGTCGCAGGGGTCGGGCAGGTGACGCGCGGCGCGGGGATCGGCACGCGCACGATGGCACTGAAGAGTGAGGGTGCCGGGTTCAGTGATGAAGACGTGCAGCGCCTGAAGGCGCTGTTGTCTGACGCAGGGGACGGTGAAGGCGAGGGGCCCGGGCCAGGGCCTAAGCCGAGCGGCGTTCCGGTGCGTGATGTGCAGGCAAGGGTGAACATTCTCAGACTGGAGGGGGAGGTACTAGGCGATGGATAAGCAAGCACGAATGATGGAGCGACTGCAGAAGGCGCAGGGGCTCCTGGACGCCGCGACCGCGGAGGGTCGCAACCTTACTGACGCCGAGCACGCGCAGACCGTGACGCTGATGGGCGAGGCGATGCAGATCCGCGACGAGGTGAAGACCGACGCGCGGGATGCGGAGATCAAGGCCCAGCTCGGACGGCTGTTCGGCGGGATGCCGGAGCAGCGCGAGGAGTCGCAGCCGCAGGCGCAGCTCAAGGGAAGCCTGGGGGAGCGGTTCGTGGGCTCGCCGGCGTGGAAGGCGTGGCTCGCCGGTGTGGCGCCGCAGGGGCAGTTCAGCGTGGGGCAGCTCGGGCGATCGCCGAGCTTCGAGGTCAAGGATCTCGGGCTCTGGGGCCGCAAGGACCTGATCACCGGGCTCTCGGACATCAGCGCCGGCGCGTTCGTGACCTCCGATGACACGGGGATCTACGAGCCGCTGGGGCGGTATGGCCTGGTGCTGCGGGATCTGATCTCGATCCGCCAGACGACCTCGGATACGGTGGAGTTCGTACGGCAGACCAAGCAGGTCACCGAGGCAGCACCGACGCCGGAGGCCAACGTCAAGTACGTGACCGGCGCCACGGGCGAGATCCCGGGGACGAAGCCTCAGGGGTCGATGTACTTCGAGCGGGTCGCGGAGACCGTGAAGACGATCGCGGTCTACGTGGGCGCGACGAAGCGGGCGCTCGCGGATGCAGCGCAGATCCGGGGGATCATCGACCAGGAGCTCCGCGCGGATCTTCTGGACGAGCTCGAGAACCAGGTGCTCAACGGGAACGGGGTCGGCGAAAACTTCCTCGGCCTCGCGAACCAGCCGGGGACGCTGATCCAGGCGTTCGGCGTGGACATCCTGACCACGAGCCGGCGCGCGATCACCAACCTGTTGGTGAACGGGCGGCAGGTGCCGACGGCGTGGATGTTCAGCCCGACCGACTGGGAGACCGTGGAGCTAATCCAGGATCTGACCGGGCGCTACTACCACAACGGGCCGCTCTCTATGGGCCCGATGCGGCTGTGGGGCGTGCCGGTGACGCAGAGCTTCCACCTCGCTACCGGATCGGCCTGGCTGGCGAACTGGCGCAAGGCGGTGCTCTGGGATCGTCAGAACGCGACGATCACGGCGACGGACAGCCACGATGACTGGTTCATCCGGAACATGGTGGCGATCCTGGGCGAGCTGCGGGCAGCCTTCGGGCTGATCCGGCCGACGGCGTTCTGTCAGGTGAATCTGGCATAGCGGCCAGGGACTAGCGACTAGGGCGAATGCGGAGGGGGGAGACGGGACCCCCCTCCTAGCCCCCCCCACGACAGAAAACGTCGTAGGGGAGGAGGCAGAGGGAGAGTGGATGATACGGTTTGAGACGATCCATCTGGAGACGGTGCACGGGTGCACGCGGGCGTGTTGGTTCTGCCCGAACAGCCACATCCGCGGGACCGGGGAACGGATGCCCTGGGCGATGGTCGAGATGGTGCTGGGGCAACTGGTGGCGATGGAGTTCGATGGGACGGTGCGGCCGTATCTGATGAACGAGGCGTTTCTGGACACGCGGATGATGGCGATCGTGCGGATGATCCGCGAGTGGCTGCCGGAGGCGCGCTGCGTGATCAACAGCAACGGGGATCTGCTGACGCCGGCGATGGCTGAAGAGATAGCGGGGCTGGGGGTGAAGCTGCGGATCAGCGCATACGATCAGGCGACGATCGAGAAGTTCCGCGGGGCGCCGGCGCACGTGACGAACTATGCGCTGCCGGACGCGGAGCTGGCGCAGATCTTCAACAATCGGTCGGGGAACATCGAGATGCCGGGCGCGGCCCCACGGCAGGGGATGTGTGTGCTGCCCTGGACGGTGCTCCCGGTGCGCCACGACGGCAACGTGGTGCTGTGCTGCAACGACTTCGCCAGCGACGTGGTCATGGGGAACGTCAACGAGACGAGCCTGGCGGAGATCTGGCAGAACGCGAAGTACGCGGCATACCGGCGGGAGTTGGGGACGTGCGACCGCTCGCAACTGCCGCTGTGCAACCAGTGCAGCTTCTTGGGGGTGTGATGCGGGTGAACGTGGTGTGCAGCAACTGGCGCGACGACCGGATCCTCCCGCGGTTCGCACGTTACCTGCGCGATGGGAACGGGTGGTCGCTGACGGCGGAGCCGGATCCGACGGCGGACGTGGTGTATCTGTCGTGCTACATCGAGGCGCAGACGCTCAATCGGACGACGTGGGAGAGACCAGTGGCGGCGCTGTTCACGCACCGGGAAGAGACGCCGGTGGGGAACGAGAAGGCGAAGCTGTTCGACAGCGTCGCGGAGCGGGTGCAGCTCAGGGTGGCGATGTGCCGGCTGTATGGGAAGGGGCTGAGCCAGTACGGGATGACGGTGCAGCCTCCACTGCCGGTGGAGCGGGAGCGTTTCGTGATTGCGACGCAACGTGGTCGGCAAACCGTGGCCGGGTTCTCCGGGTACACGTACGCCAACAAGCGCAAGGGCGAGGACCTGGTCAGTTCGGTGTTGGCAAGCAAGGCGGGGAAGTCGACGGAATGGCGCGCGAGCGGGCGCGGGTGGCCGGTGCCGACGAAGCGCTATGGCTGGGCCGAGATGCCGGCGTTCTATCAGGGGCTGGACGTGCTCGTGTGCACGTCGCGCGTGGAGGGCGGTCCGATGCCGCCACTGGAGGCGCTCGCGTGTGGGGTCTCGGTGGTGGTGCCCAGGGGCGTGGGGCTGCTCGATGAGCTGCCGGAGTGCCCGGGGATCCACAGGTACGTGCGCGGGGATGCCGGA